TAACCATTGGAGTGTGTTTGAACAGGCAACAATGACATTGGAACTAGAAACTACGAGAGCTATAGCGGCTCAAGTGCTGAGGCATCGTAGTTTCACATATCAAGAGTTTTCCCAACGGTATGCTGACAGTTCTATGTTGGCACCTGAAATTCCACTTCCTGAACTGCGTAGACAAGACGAAAAGAATCGTCAGAATAGTATTGATGATTTGGATGAATTTGTTGTCCAAAATTTAGAGATGCAAATGAAGACTCTATTTGATTCTTCTATGGCACTGTATCAACAAATGTTGGGAAGAGGTGTTGCAAAGGAGTGTGCTAGAATGGTACTGCCTCTATGTACGCCAACAAAAATCTACATGACAGGCTCATGCCGTTCATGGATTCATTATATTAATCTGCGTACCGCTAATGGTACTCAGAAAGAACATATGGATCTCGCTGAAGATTGTAAGAAGATCTTTATCGAACAATTCCCAACAGTATCCGAAGCATTGGAGTGGACCTAATGGCAACATATCCTGTTATTAATAAAGTCACTGGTGAACAAAAAGACGTAAAACTCAGTGTTCATGAATGGGACCAATGGAAAACTGACAATCCCGATTGGGAACGTGATTGGTCTGATCCATCTACTGCCCCTGGAAATTGTGAAGTTGGGGAGTGGAGAGATAAACTTGTCAACAAACATCCAGGCTGGAATGAAGTTCTGAAGAAATCTGAAAAATCTGCGGGTATCCGTGGCAAATACAATACACTTGGACGTTAATTATGCCTAGAAAGAAGAGAACTGATGATCCTATTGGTGTAGGAATGACGGCCAAACAAATGCGTCGTCGTAAACCAATCAATACAGACATGTTGGTTGATATTGAACCTCTGACAGATAATCAGAAAGTTCTTTTCGACCACTATGCGGAGGGTAAGAATCTATTTGCATATGGTGCCGCTGGTACAGGAAAGACGTTTATCAGTCTCTATATGGGTCTGAGAGACGTTCTGGACGAGAATACCCCATATGACAAGTTGTACATCGTTAGATCTCTTGTAACCACCAGAGAGATTGGTTTCTTGCCTGGTGACCATGAGGACAAAGCTGCTTTGTACCAGATTCCTTATAAGAATATGGTCAAGTACATGTTTGAGATGCCTACAGATGCTGACTTTGAGATGCTCTATGGTAATCTGAAGACTCAGGAGACTATTTCTTTCTGGTCAACTTCATTCATCCGAGGCACAACTCTTGATAATTGCATTGTGTTAGTGGATGAGATGCAGAACTTGAATTTTCACGAATTAGATAGTATAATTACTAGAGTTGGTGATAACTGTAAGATTATTTTCTGCGGTGACGCCACCCAAACGGACCTTACTAGAGATAAGGAACGCAATGGCATTCTAGACTTCAAACGAATTGTAGAACAGATGGAATCTGATTTCGGTGCGGTTGAATTTGATATTGATGATATTGT